GGCTATCTTTTGTGGCTGGTGGCGTAATGAACTGTATTCCCTAGATCCTGAAGGTCAGACTTACAAAGTCTATTGGGATGGCAAGCTCACAGGTGAAGAAAAAGAATGGGTGCGTGACATCAAAAAACTCTACGGTGTTGAGATCAATTCCCGTCAGATTGCCTGGTGGCGCTGGAAGATGCTAGAGGGTATTAAGGATGACTCCCTCATGTATCAAGAGTTTCCGCCTACTGAGGACTACGCCTTTGTGATGACTGGCACTTCTTTCTTTTCTAATGCAAGATGTACGGATGCCATGAAAAAACTAAAGAAAGTACCCTATGAGTCCTATAGATATTCTTTTGGAGTTAACTTTCAAGACACGGAAGTACTTAAATCCACTGAGCGTCTTGCCACGCTCAAGGTTTGGGAAGAACCTGTGGACACTGCTTATTATGTTATCGGTGCTGATCCTGCTTATGGATCTAGCGACTGGGCTGATAGATTCTGTATTCAGGTGCTGCGGGTATATGCAGACGGGCTTGAGCAGGTGGCTTCATTTGCCACCTCTGAAATGAACACCTACCAATTTGCCTGGGTGATCGCCCACCTTGCTGGCGCTTACAAAAACTCTACCCTTAACCTTGAGATCAATGGTCCAGGTCAGGCGGTCATCAATGAACTACGCAACCTCAAGCGTCAAGCTGCTGCGATGGGTACAGCTTTGGGTAAAGACCTCATGGATGTGTACGGCAATATGCAGAACTACATCTGGCGCAGGAACGATACGATGGGTGGCTTGTCTAACTCGATTGGCTGGATGACAACGGCAGCTACCAAAGAGAGGATGCTCACCTACATGAAGGATTACTTTGAGCGTGGGATGTTAGACATTTACGATTTGGATACCATTGATGAAATGAAAACCACTATTCGTGATGGCAGCTCAATTGAAGCATCTGGTCGCAACAAAGATGACCGTGTTATCGCTACAGCATTAGCTTGCGCTGCTTATGCCGAACAAGTACAGCCAAGATTGATAAATCAGAAGCTCACTCGTAGAGTTTCCCGTGTACAGGATGATTTCACCCCTGAACAGCTCACTGTAGGTCGAAATGTGTCCGATTACCTTAAAAGGATAGGTGTTTATGGTAATGCCACTGGTAATCCACAGTAGAACTGACCTTAGAAGGATTATTAAGAGATTTCTCAAGGATAAGAACCGAGGAATCTCTATTCCTTTGTTTGCAGAGCTTGCTGGGTTATCTACATCCCATATACGGGATGTTTTTATCAATGAGAGTGAACCATTGACTGAATATGTCCAAAGAAGGGTGTCAAAAGCCTATCAAGAATGGATTAATGGGGAAGTAGCCATTATGCAGAACCGTGACACCTCATTATTTGTTCAATATCGCAAAGAAGCCAAGCCCATACTTCATAAATCCAGTAAATTGACATTGATTAACGGGGAGATTAAGATTAATATGGGTATCAAACCGAAGTATGATTATTCTGATTTAACACTTGACGAGCAATTGAAGGGGATATAACAATGGCTGTAGTAAATGATTTTCACTGTGCTAAACACGGTTATTTTGAATCGAGGACTCCTAAATGTCCCATGAAAGGATGTAATGAAGAAGTTATGGTCGTATTTTTGCAAGCTCCTAACTTGGTCAGCGCCAAAACAAGATTTACGGACAAGTCCACCAAGCAACTCGCAATGGAGTTCGGAATGTCAGACATCAAAACCACCCGTGAAGGCGAGCACCAAGAAGGCTTCCTCGCCAAGAAAAACAAGTTCACCGAAAAAGAATACGCAGATGCCGAAAAGTTCGCAACCCGTAAAAAAGGAGTTGACAAAGACAAGCTCAAGCGTCAAGTCCCAACCCCGCAAGCGGAAGCCCCAAGGGAAGCCCGCCCTGGTGACGCAGCGGTCTGGGGTGGCGGAATGAAAGGCATGAATATGCAATCTATTCTTGCTGGACAATTCTCAAAACCTGTTGGACCGTTACTAGGTAAAGAACCTGAGGCTGCGGGCTTGACACCATCTCAGGCTGGTATAAACTCAGGACCTAGAGTTGATCCATCTTCAACATTACGAGATCCTGAAAACTTACAGATTAAAAAATGAGAATACCTAGCGCACCCGAAGCAAGAGAAGATTTTTATTTAGACATCATTGCTAAGTGCCTGGTATCAAGAGATGCCCGCAAAGGTGATTACACCACTCAGCGGGCATATTATTTATTTGGCGCTGGACCTGAAGAACCACCAGCCTATTTCAACAAGATCAATCCGCACTTAGATCAGCTTACTAGCTTCCTCTATAGCTCGGAAACAACCCGCTTCTCTTTACAATTGGGCGCTTCAGTCCACGATATGGAGCAGCGCAAAACACCACGATTGACTCAAGCACTCAATGACGAGTGGCTTAACTCCAATGCAGACCAAGTATTTTCGACTGCGTTGACTTGGTCATTGGTTTATAACACCACCTTTGTAAAGCTGGTTTATAACAACGGCATTAATCCTTACCTGATCGAGCCTGATTCTATCGGCATATTGCGTGAGGACACCCCTTATACAGACAGGCAAGAAGCCATTGTACAAACTTACTACATGACAAAGTCGGAGCTATATGCCCGTCTGTATTCCCATCCAAAGCGTGATGACATCGTAAAGCGCCTCACGACTGGCACAAGAGTTAATGAATCAGAGATTCCTGAAGCAGTAAATCGTATTGTGATGAGTCAAACCAATCCGACTATCTATGGCAACATCAACCTTGATCTGTATGGAGTAAATCGCTACAAAGCTCAAGTAGCTGAAGATACAGTAGAGATGACTGAGTTGTGGGTGTGGAATGATGACACTTCTGATTATCAAGTGGTAACTAGCGCAGCTCCTGGAATTATTATTTATGACCGACCAGGTGCATCCTTGTTCCTTAAAGGCGAATGTCCATTTGTTCAGATCTGCCCAAACCCATTGCCAACCTATTTTTGGGGCGCATCGGAAGTTCAAAAGCTCATGCAGCTTCAAACTTTGCTCAATGTGCGCTGGGTAGAGATTTTGGATCTATTGTCCAAGCAAGTTAGCCCTCCAACAGCGTTGACAGGCTTTTCTGGCATCTTGGATGAGAAAAACTTTGCATTAAACCGTGCTGGTGGTCTTTTAAGCTCAGATATGCCCAACGCTAAGGCTGAACGCCTTGCACCGCAGATGCCACCTGATCTTTTTGAGGTTATCCACGAAATTAGCGCAATGTTTGAAGAAGTTTCAGGTATTGGCAATGTATTGCAAGGTAAAGGCGAGTCTGGCGTAAGATCGGCTGGTCATGCAAGCCAATTAGCTCGTTTAGGTTCTTCAAGAGCTAAAAAACGGGCTTTGATTGTGGAAGATAGCTTGGAAAAGGTAGCAACACTGTATCTCAAGCTCATGCAAGCCTATGACCCAACACATTACAAAGATACTGAAGGCGTGCCGTTTATTGCAGAGCAGTTTACTAACGATTATGTTGTTAAAGTTGATGCTCACTCTAACAGCCCAATCTTTACTGAAGATACAAAGCAATTGGCGTTCAATTTATTTAAAGCTGGCGCAATTGACAAAGAATCTTTACTTGACATGGTGGAAGCTCCAGGTAAACAATTACTCATAGAGAAATTAAAAAAGCGTGAAAAGCAAGCTGCTGCTCAAGGTGAAGGTCAAGAGAAGCCTCCTGCTGGCGCTCCCAAAGAGAAGCAACATAAAAAGGAAGGCTAATGGCACAATCAATCGCACCTAAGGCTGACCAGCCAAAAGTTTCTACTGAATCTTTAAAAAGAGGTGATAAAGGTCCAGGTTTGGAGTATCGTACTCAAAGCAGTCCGAGTTTTAACCGTAGTCCGAAAGTTCGGAATATGGGCAGGGCAATTAGGGGATAGTTAATAACTAGGAGATTATTGTGCGTAAAGCTCACAAAAAATCACGCAAGTCTAAGCGTTAATAAGTTTTCCTTCACGGGAAGAAAGGGTGTGGCTGCCTCCCCTGTAAAGTAGGTGACCGCTGCTAACTGGAGAATACTCACATGGCACGCAAAGCACGCAAAGGTCGTAAAGCTCGCAAGTAATCTTATGAGGGCTAAAACCCTCTGATTACTTCGGACAGACCGAAAACCCTCCCTGGGGGGAGGGAAGCAAAATATATCCCCCCACTTGACAATTGATAGTTTAAGATTACGATACAGAGAAACTTAATAGGAAAAAGTTATGGGCGTACCTTCAGACCAACTGATGCAAATGATTAAAAGCCAACGGGATGGTGCTACACCTGGTGGAACTCCCCCAGCTCCTGAAGCGCCTGTAGGAATGTCCGAAAATAGCGCTGCTCCAATGGGATCTCCTATGAGTACCCCAGAACCTAAGATGGGTAACCGTGAAGCCTCGATGATTAATCTCTCGATGGCTCAAGACTTGTTAGAACAAGCCTTACCTGCTGTAGGATCTGATTCTGATGAAGGCAGGCAAATTTTAGCTGCGATCAATACACTTAACCGTGTGATTGGTCCTAAGAAATCCAAAACAAATGAATTGCAACCTACTGAAATTATGCAGATGTTGCAAACATTACCTCAAGCTGGTGGAGCAACGGCTGAAGGAAAAGCAATGGCACAAGCTCCGAAAATCCCTGGTATGTCACCTGGCGGTATGCCTCCTCCACCTGCTCCTTCTGGTGCTGGCGGTGGTATGCCACCTCCTCCTGGCGGTGGTTTGCCTGGTGGTATGCCTTCTGCAACTCCACAATAAGGAATTATCATGGAATTATTTAAACCTCGTGGCGCTGCGCTTCCACGCAGACCAACTGACAACAATCAGAAAAACGGTCAAGTTATCAACACTCCACGCTTTGCCGATTTTGGTGGCTTAACTGGTCCTACCAAGGGCGGTTACAAGAATATGATGTCGATGTCCCATCCTGGTGACACAAAGAAAGTTATCTAATAAATAAGGGGATATGAAATGAGTTTAGAAGATCTTTCGTTTGAACAGCGTGATGAGTTGGCAATGTTGGCTAAGCAATTAGCTGATAACCCACAAACACGCAAAGAATTTTTACGCATGACTAAACAGGTCAAGCCTGAAATGTCCATTCCTGAACTTGAGATTGAGGATTACACCAATAAAAAGGTGACCGCTGCTGAAGAACGGGTAATGAGATTAGAGGCTCAATTGCGTGATAGAGATGCAAGAGAAGAACTTGAAAAACGCAGAGCAAAGTTAAATCGCTCTGAAAAAGAAATTGCTGAAATTGAAAAAGTAATGCTTGAAAAAGGCATGACCAATCATGAAACAGCAGCCGAGTACTTCGATTGGATGAATCAAGCAGCAGCTCCAACGCCTAATTCGGCAATGGGGTATAACCCAAGCGCACTGAATAAGTTTGACCTTTCTAAGTATTGGAAAAACCCACAGATGGGCGCAAGGGATGAGGCATCAAAAGCATTGCAAGAGTTGCGTAAAAACACTCGACCAATTGGTATTTAAACAGCAGTAAATGGGGATATTTACTTTTAACGGAGAATTATTATGCCTATAGGTGGCGGAATAGTCCCAGCATCAGGATCAAGCCAATACAATGAGCTTACTTATGTAACTCGTAGAGCGTTTATCCCCAAGCTGGTAGTACAACTTTATAACAGCACACCATTGATGGCTGCGTTGATTGCTAACAGTCAATCTGCTTCAGGCGGTGTATCCCAAGTAACCGTGCCAGTTCAAGGCGCTCAGTTTGTTAACGCACAGTGGTCTGACTACTCTGGTTCATTCAACCAGCCAGC